TACCACTTAATAGGGCCGGGGCATTTGTTGTTATGGCAGCAGCCACCTTCTTTATCACTTCCGTAAATCCTGTGATAAGCATGGGCAAAAGCGTCGGCAGGGAGTCTGTCAAGACGCCTATGACCGACGGCAGCATTTGTGCAAGGCCATTGACAAGCGACATAGCACCTGTGGTGATTTCCGGCATAACACTTTGTAAAAGCTCAGGTATTTTTGGCGACAGCTGCTTTATGATTTCTGACAAACCTCTTGTAAGGGTAGGGAGCAGTTCACCGACTTTTCTTGACACAACCTTTGCAACATTAATAAATGCCGATGCAATGCCTTCCGCGCTTCCGGCTCCTGACATAAAAGTCTTAAACGCCGCCTTTGCCGTATTGATAGAGCCTGCAAGAGTGTCATTTTCTTTTGCATAGTTACCGGCTGCATAGGCTGTCTTTTCTAGGAACATTTGCATGGCAATGCCGACCTTTTCCTGCGTGGTCATGGTCTTGCCCATGGTCTTAATACCTTTGGCGGCGGCATAGGCTTTAATAGCAGTGTCATTGATTGCAACACCCAGATTGTCCATCATGGTGAAGTTGCCCTTTGCCGCGCCTGCCACGGCTTCCATGGCGGCATCAACATCAATGCCCATAATTGAAGCTACATCTGCCGCCCTTTGCATGGCGCTTGTGGTCATGTTAAGGGATTCTTCGATAGTGAATCCGGAGCCTTGAAACAATGCTCCCATTTTATTTGCCGTTGCCAAATAATCCGACATGGAAAGGCCCAATGTTTCAAAAGCGCCGCCGGCTTTTTCCTGAAGTGTCTTGGCGAAGCTTGCAAACACAGCCTCGCTTCCGCCGATGTTCTGTTCCAGTTCACCGGCCAAATCCAAAGACTTCACCGTCAAGCCCGTCATTGCGGCAACGCCTGTGGCGGATGCTGTCAGAAAACCCTTGCCGACTGTAGAAACTACACCGCCCAGTTTCTTAAGGGAACCCATGGCAGATGCGGAAGATTTCTTAAGCCCGCCAAGTTCTGAGGTTGCTTTTTTAATATTGACAAAAAAATTGCCCTCTTTTAGCGAGAGGGTTGCGCCTATATTCCTCTTTTTAGCCATGCTTTATTTCCCACCTGCCAATGCTTTAAGTTTTTCCGCTTCCTCTTCGATATGCAAAGCTATGCTTGCCAATAAAAATTGTTTCTCCAAGAGAGATAGATCTTTAAAGTCGCTGAATCTCCAACCCCGCTGCAGATAATGATGCATCATGTAAAGCTCACTATCTGCAGCGATTAGTTTTTTAAATCATCAATGGGCTTTACCCCGTCAATATACCCTGCAAGCTTAATACATTCCACCGCAATCTGCGGAATTTCGCCCACATCAAAGATTTTCTCCACGATCTCCATAGGTTCTACGCACCCGAACGCGTCCTGTAGCTGTTTTGATTTCAGAGAAGGTTCTATTATGCAGGAATACACAATATATGCGTCTCCTTTTTCCTCCATCTCCTGCGCGTCGCGGGCAAGGGCGGCGTCCGGCTCCTCTATGGTAATTGTACCGTCAAGGGATTTAACATACAAATCCTTGGTTTTCTTTTGTTTTTTGCTCTGAAGCATCTGCTCTTTTCGTCTAACAAGCTCATCAATTGTAATTTTGGTATATTTCTTCATCTTAACACCTCCGTTATCTTACCCTTACCAAATCGGGGAAATCAAAATCAGTAAAGCCACCGCTGTATTCTTCCTCCAGAACTTTGGCATTTTCAAAGCTCATAAGCGTTAAATCTCCAAACCAGCAGTTATTGAGCACTAATCGCTCACTTCCAAAAGCATCGGGATCATCCAATTTTCCGATTAACTGGCAGCGGATATCCCTGCCTTGCTTAATTGCATTTGCCAGCTTGATTTGCCCTCTTGAAAAGATTTTCTTAATGGTAAAGGAAAACTCGCCAGAGTAACCTGTGAGCTTCGAATCCTTGCTCATCTGCATGGCAAAGTCCACATCCTCACGCTCAAGCTTTAAGGTTGCCTCAAACTTTGAAACCTCAAACACCGGTTCTCCGTCCCAGTAAAGCATGCCCCATTTGCCGTTCATCACACGGGGCGCCGTAGGTTTTTGCGCCATCTATCTCACCATCCTTTAACTCATGTAAATCGTGAACTTCAAATCCTCCATGGCGTCCTGTATTTGAATGTTCGCCTTTACAAACACATTGGTTCCTGTGTTTGCCGTCTTGATTTTTTCCTCGTCCCAGCCGGATATATCCCTTGTCTGCTTCAGCCAATTTGCTGTAGCATCAATATCAATCTCTGCCTTGTTCTCAAACTTGTCATACAAAACGCCTGCATCAGCAAGATCCTTTAGGTATTTGTTTACTGCTGCAAGGAAGATAACCTTGTTGTCATAACTGTTTTCAATTTTACCGATAAACTCATCCTCAAAGGTAGTGCGGATATCGTCCCGTATCATATCCGCTGCCTCCACAATCTTTATCTTCTTAAAATCCTCTCCTACAGTGTCTGAAAGGGTCATTAAGGAATTCACAGCCCTTGCGATTTTAATTTTTGTACCGTCATTTATCAGGATCAGTTTGCCTGCATCAATGTCTGTATCGGGATCTTCGCTTTCGGTTATAGCCTCCACCTCCGGCAGGGCATAATACGTGGCGCTGCGGTTTAAGGGCAATCCTGCAAGAATACCTGCAATTCTCGGACAGTATTCGGCTGCGGTGTATGTTTTTGTACCCACCTTGATACCGTCCGTAGCAAAGTTTACAACACCCTCACTGTCTGCAGCGGTATCGGGCAGTACTGCCTTGAATGTTTTATGATAAGTACTGCGCTGATCGCGAATCCAATCAGCGATAGTTCCGGTTTCACCGCTTTGCACAGATGGTACCGTCAGCCAGTTCCACTTTTTGTTTTTGAGCCTTTCAAGTGCGGTATCAATATTGCCATCCGTTCCGATACGCTCTACGATGACCGCCGAGGGGTTCCCTTGGAATACCTGTGACAAAAATGCCAGGTTGGTTGTGGTATAATGGCTTTTGACGATTTCGCTTTCCTTTGTATAAGTTTTTGTGTCAAAGGATGAGGTGTTGTCCTTTAGAATTACGGCGACAATGCCTCGCTCGCTTCGTGACACCATTGTTTCCGCTAATGTCTTAAACTGGATTATTATTTGTGGAAGTCCCATTGTTTTGCTTCACCTCCGTATTTAGGGTTTTCATTTTGGGATATGTCTTTTCCTGAATGCCGGATTCCTGCATAAAAGTAATTTCAAAATATGCAAGCAATGTACTGTTCTCATTGTCAAACACGATTTCATCGGTTGACAAAAACCTGTCTTGGACGGGTATGCTTTCGTAAAGAAATATTTTCTTAATGTTTTCAGCCATCCGCACTAACTCTTCACGCGTTTCAATTTCAGGGAAGTATGTAAGCTCAACGCTTACGGTGACCATCTCATAAGCCTTGCCCTGCAAAGCTGTGGAAACCGGCAGCACGTCAACGAAAAATGTCGGCTTTGTAAAGCCCTGTGTAACTTCATTTGCAGTAACCGTATAGCCGTTTTTCTTCAGCATATCGGCAACCGCGGTTTGTATGTCTTTAAGAGTAATCATAACTGCACCTCACTTGTTAAATCGTCCAGCAGCTTTTCTACGGATTTTTCGAATGTACTTTCCATTTCATTAAAGGAAGTTTCAAGCATTTTCCTGCCTTCAACTCTGCCTTTAGATTGAATGCTGCGCACCCTTCGTTCCAGCGTATTAAGGTACCTGCTTCCTTTTCTGGTTTTGCCGCCCCGGACAATTTCATGGCCCAATTCCACAAGGTGGGCATGGCGCGCAGCAGACTGTACCCGCACCACGCGGGCGGTGCCGTATTTTTTCGGTTTTTTAAGCCGCCAGCTGCCTTTCAGCTTTTTTGTTTTTCCTACAGGGGTTTTGGATTTCGTCCTACTTGCCGCCACGCGTCCCAGCGCCATCAGCATGGCATCCGTTTTACTCGGGTATTTCTGCTCTATCTTATGAAATGCCTGTTGCAACTCGTCAAATCCGAAAGTACCATCATCAGCCATCGGTATATTCCTCCTGATTAAAGTTTTGCGACGTACTCTTGTTTGTTTCCACCGCAATAATCTGGAGTTCCTCATGGCGCTCATTCAGGTCCAGCACCGACACGATTTCAAACTCCCGTCCGTCATACAAAATCCGCATATTCGGTGTAATGTTCCTAAAAAAGCGGGTGGATATTTTGTATGTGGTTTCAGCCCGCAATTTCTGGCTTTCTTCATACTCCCGTCCGCTCATGGGCGACACAAATCCGGCAACGGAATATTCTTTTAGAGCAAGCTTGTGTGCGTATGGTCTTCCGTCAGAATACACAAGCGCCGCATTTCCGTCAGAGTCATGCTTAAGATATACATCCTCACCTTGAACCTGCAGGGGAAGAGGGAGATACGGCTTAAACGGCTTGTATCTCGGTACCGTTTCGCCCATGCTGTTGGCTTCATTGTCGGTCGGCCTTAAGAAGATAATCCTGTGCCGAAGTTTTGAAAAGTCCATTAAAACATCTCCTTCCGGTAAGTGTCCAAAAGCCGGTACACAACCTGCGGCACCGGCTCTCCATCACGCTTTTCATAAAAATGGGCTATTACTATCAGCATTGCTTGCCGTATACTTTCGGGCAGGGTTTCAGGAAGGTCTGTCCGAAGGTAGTTTTCGCACATCTCCTTTGCAAGGAGGATGAGTATATTTAAATACCCATCCTCCTCGGTATGGTCTATCCTTAAAAACTCCTTAACCGTATCAAGGGTCATCATAGCCTTACTCCGTATAACGCGGTTTTGAAGCAATGGCATAAATTGCGCCGGGAATGGTGGAGTTTGCCACCTTCGTGGTTTTAATGCATACCCTGTCATATCCCGCCTTAGCAAGCATGGTGTCCGTTACCGTAATTACCGCATACTTGCTCTTGCCAGATGCGCCGCCGATAGAGAATGTCGCGCCGGTTGCCTCTTTCTCCACAAACTCTGCGTCCCCGCTTGCCATGTACATAAACGGAATTGCCGCCGCTGTTCCGTTTGCGCCGAGCTTGCCTTCCACCGTAATAGTGGTTTCTCCGGCATCGCCCTCGCCGCTTGCAACGATAAAGGTCACCTGCCGGTAGTTTGTAAGTTCAACGAACGCTCCCGTTATTGCCGCTCCGAAGATTGTACCGGGCACTGATATGGGTATTATCTTTCCTAAAGTATCAATACGCATATTTTTTTACCTCCTTATCTTGCTGCCAAGGTTACAAAAGGCGACAGAGTGCTTGAGCCTTTGTATGGCGTTATCGGTTTGTTCCAAATGGGCTGGCCGTCCACACGATAAATAAACCTGAACACGCTCTCATCATACAAGAAACGTACATGTATGGAGCTTGCGGCATTGATTCCGCCTTTGTCAATAAGCAGATACTGCGACATATCCCCTAATATGATATCTCCCACAGTTCCTGCGGCGCTGCACTGCTCAAGCGGGACAACAGGCCTGCCGAACAATGTGCCATATGGCCTTTCTGAAAGCCCGCCCGCCGGAATATATACGGGTTTGTCGCCAACCGTCAAGGTGTAAAGATACGGCTCCAATTCCTGATTGATATACCATACGGCATTTGACCTGCTGCGGCCCCAGCACCTTGACCACATTTTTATGAGGTTTTCTACGGTTAACTTATCAGTCTGACCGTTTTCTTTTTCCACCGTTACAAGCGCCGGGGAGTTTAATATACCAAGAGGCTGGCCTGAACCGGTACCGTTTAGTATAACGTCGTCAATCTTAAATCCGAATTCCTCCGCAAAGCCTTGGGTTATAACACTTTGGAGCGCGGAAGCATCCTGCAAAAGCTCGTCTGTTGCATAGCAAAGTCCGGTCAGCTTTTTAAGTGACAGATCCATTGTCCTGAATTTCGGCTTTGAAGCGATTAACTGATCCGCTTCATTCTCCCAGTAGGTTTGTATGCCGCCCCATCTTGCACCGTTGGCGCGGGATGAATCGTCAAGGGCGTTGATTTTAAGTCCGTTGGCATTAGTTGAAATGGGTATCTTTTTACACTTGGGTGCCAGTATCCCTGTTTCATAAGCGTTTTTCAAAAGTTCGGTTGCAAAATCCGTCTGTACAAGGAAGCCTCCGTCAGACGGCACACTTTCATTTGCCCCGCTGGCGGAGTTTAACAGACGCTCGTCAATAACCGGACGGTTTGGCTGCGCCGCGTTATATACCGCAATAAGCTGTTCGCCGAAGTTCGCAAACCTGCCCTTGTTGCCGCTGGAAGGCGCATCCGCCCTGTTTACCGGCACATCAACCGGTGCAGAATCCTCAAGCATCTCCGCCATTTCGGAAATGGTTTCATCCCAGTTTGCAATCTTGGCTTTCAAGTCGGAAAGTTTTTCTCTCTCCTCATCAGAAAGCGGCCTGTTTTCTTTCCCAGCGGTATCAAGCAATGCCTGGGCTTGACTTTTCAGTTCATTCCTTTTTGCCATCATGGCAAGTAGTTTTTTGTTCATAAAAATCAATCCTCCTGTTAAATAATTTCAAACTCGTTTTTTAAGTTTTCAATTTCTTCCATAAATGATTTATCCTTTGATACAGGTTCAGGCGGTTTCGCCTTCGGCAGCTTTGCCAAGAGCGAATTAAACACAACCCTGCGTCCGAAGATAAATGAATCCAAAACATCATCCTTTTCGGACTCCTTATCGGTGTACAGGATTTTATCGGCAAACCCGAGCTCCACAGCCTTTCGGGCATTCATCCATGTTTCATCCGACATCAGTCTTGATATCTTGGCTCTTGATATGCCGGTTTTCAGAGCGTAGGCATTGATAATACTCTCCTTGCATTCACGAAGGACAGCGATTGCCTGCTCCATATCGTTTTGGTCTCCTATTGCTATGGTTATGGGATCATGAATCATAAACAGGCTGGTCGGCGACATGTACACAAAATCGCCGGCCATGGCAATAACCGAAGCTGCGCTTGCGGCAATCCCGTCAATTTTAACGGTCACCTGCCCTTTGTGTTCTTTAAGGGCAGTATATATTTGACTGCCTGCCACCACATCACCGCCGGGGGAATTTATCCATACGGTGATATCCTTGCCGCTAAACTCCGCAAGCTCGCTCATAAACAACTTGGGTGTGACCTCGTCGCCCCACCAGCTTTCCGATGCTATTTCTCCGTCTAAGCGAAGTATGTTCTCACCGTTTTCCGTATGAGTAAAGTTCCAAAACTTACGCATTGTTTTCATCACCTCCGTTCTGTGCGGCGTTTTTGGCACTTACCATGTTACCGTTTACAAGGTAGAGATCACCACCCTGATCTTCAGGGATGGGGTTCATATCCTCCAGCTCCCTTATGTCGTTTGCGGAGAACCAGCCGTTCTGCCTGCCTATGGCGTAGCCGTTCATGCGTGTTGCAAAATCGCCGCGTAAAAGCCCGTCGACATTGAATTTTGTAAAGTATTCCTTGCGCTCGTACTCGTTTAAAAGGCATAAATTAAAGGCCTGCTCCAAACGAACAAGCCATGGCCTTAATGTATGAACCACATAATCTATGGATTGATGTTCAATGTTGCTGAAGGTTGAGCGTGCCAGGTCGCCGACAAGATGTGGCGGCACCCTGAATATCCTGCAAATTTCATTAAGCTGAAACTGCCTTGTCTCCAAAAACTGCGCGTCTTTTTGGGGAAGGCCGATTTCATGGTACTTCATGCCTTCCTCAAGGACGGCAATTTTATGTGAATTGTGCGCACCTTTGTATACTGCTTCCCATGACTCTCGGACCTTGCTCGGATCCTTTAAAGTACCGGGATGCTCCAACACGCCGCCGGGACGGGCGCCGTTTGCAAAGAATTTATTGCCGTAAACCTCGGTTGCTTTTGCAAGGCCTATGGCTTCCCTTGCCACGCTGATGGGTGACAAACCTGTAATGCCGTCAAAACCGATACCGCCAATATGCAAAACCTGATCCTTCTTTAAAGTGAAAGTTGCTCCCTTATCGTTTGTGTAGAGATATACCCGCTCGTAGTTTTGGTCTTTAACAACAGACATACGGGATGATAAAAGTGGATGCAGGCTTACAACCTGACCATGCTTGTTTCGTATTATTTGAGCATAAGCATTTCCCCATAAAAGCAGGTTTGTCATCATTGCCTCTTTAAATGCAAAAGCCGTCATCTCCTCGTTGGGACTGTCGTGTATAAGATAATATAGCGGATGATCTACGGCTTTTTCTTTGCCGCGGGGCAGGCGTTTGTATAAGGCTAATGGCAGGCTTGCAATATCCTCCGCGATTACCCTAACACAAGCAAACACACCGCTTACCGATATGGAGTTTTCCTCCGACACATATATCCCTGATAACGACAGGTTGCCGTCAATGTCCTCGCCTTTAATAAAATCTGCATACCGTTTCGACATGTCGTTCTTTATTTTTCTGTTCTTATTAAACCATTTCAAAGTGCCACCTCCTGTCATGTCGGAACAATATCAATGCTTTCGGAATAATATTTCCGCAAACTTCGGAACAATGCGTCAGATAAATAAAATCCCTCGTTCATCATAGACAGAGGTGCTTGTATCATTGCCGCACCGGATTGCTCTATCAAGAGCCATAATAGTCGCCACAGCACCGTCAATTTTCTCTGAGCTTTTTTCCTTATCCGGCTTGATGTTGCCCGCCGGGTCGGTGCGGATAAAAATGTTGTCCATCATCCAGCGAAGTACCGGATGCCCCCCATGCGCTATCTTTTGTTCCAATACCAGCTTCATCAGTTCCTTTGTTGGCGGCGACATATCCTTAAATCCCTGACCGAACGGAACAACGGTGAATCCCATACCCTCAAGGTTTTGCACCATTTGAACTGCGCCCCAACGGTCAAAAGCTATCTCACGAATGTTGTACTTTGTGCCAAGCTCCTCTATAAACTTCTCAATGAAACCGTAATGCACCACGTTGCCTTCGGTGGTTTTCAAGTATCCTTGTTTTATCCACAAATCATAGTTCACATGGTCACGTTTCACTCTTAAGTCCACATTATCTTCAGGTATCCAAAAGTACGGAAGGACAATATATTTATCATCTTCATCCTCCGGCGGAAATACCAATACAAACGCGGTAATATCAATACTGCTTGAAAGGTCTAGCCCGCCATAACAAACCCTGCCTTCCAGCATCTTCGGGTCAACCGGAAAAGCACAAGCGTCCCATTTGTCCATAGGCATCCAGCGCACGGTCTGTTTTACCCATTGATTTAGGCGAAGTTGGCGGAAGCTGTTCTCCTCCGCGGGGTTTTGCTTGGCGCTTTCACAAGCGGCTTTTACTTTGTCTATACCGACGGTGATGCCCAGAGAAGGATTGGCTTTTTTCCATACCTTCGGATCCGTCCAATCATCGTCGGGGTCAGCGCCGAAAATAACCGGATAAAAGGTTGGATCGTGCTTTCTGCCATTTAAAATATCCAATGCCTTCTGATGCACCTCATAGCAAATGGAATTGGTGTTGTCCCCGGCAGTGGTGATGAGAAAATACAGCGGCTGCATCCGTGCATCACCGCTGCCCTTGGTCATAACATCGTATAGCTTTCTGTTGGGCTGGGTGTGCAGCTCGTCAAAAATAACGCCATGTGTGTTAAAGCCATGCTTGCTTGCAACGTCCGCGGACAGAACCTGATATGTGCTTTCGGTGGGGATATAAAAAAGCGTTTTTGTGGATTCGGTTATCTTAACCCGCTTGGATAACGCAGGGGATTTTCTTACCATAGCCATTGCAACATCAAACACAATCCTTGCCTGGTTTTTATCCGAGGCGCAGCTGTACACCTTCGCGCGCTGTTCTCCGTCGCCGCAGGTTAAAAGCAAGGCAACCGCTGCCGCAAGCTCCGATTTCCCGTTCTTTTTGGGGACTTCAATGTATGCCGTATTAAATTGCCGGTATCCGTTAGGCTTTAGAATACCAAAAATATCCCGGATAATTTGCTCCTGCCAGTCTATCAGCTCAAAGGGCTTCCCATCCCAAATCCCGGTGGTATGACGCAGGGCTTGGATAAAGGCAACAGCATAGTCGGCGGCCTCTTTGCAGTAATATGAATCCTTCGCCATAAAGCGCGTTGGAGTGTATTTCTTTAGTTTCCGTATCATCACCGCCTCCTTTATTAAATCTGCTCAAACGAAAAACAGCGCCGCTTTAGACGCTGCTCTGTGATATAACGTATTTTTTATACTATCAATCCTCCATAGAGTCCGCTACCGCCTTTTTCAGAATTTCCGTATCAAAGCCGGCGGATATATATCCTTCGTAGATAATACTGTAATAATAGCAGCCGGGCTTCCCGAGCGGTCTGCCTTCATTCATAATGTATGCCATTGCGCTGACCTTTTTGCCGTCCAGGCTAACCTTGAAATTTTCCTTGCGATATAAAAAGGGGAATCCCTCGTAACGGTCCAGAGCCGCCTCGTCCTCCGGAGTGATTTCCCAAACCAAAACCGGCACGGCTGAACCCTTCCGAGGTTCAATGGTCGCCACAGCTCCATCATGCGGCCCGCGGAATAACAACTGCATATTGTTAATCTCGGCTTTTCCCACGACCTTTGCAGTAGGGCAGCGGTGCGCCATTTGCTCAAGGTTTAGGTTTGAGCCGTATGCTAAATATAGTTTTTTGCTCATTCTGCATTTCTCCTTATATCATTGCTTGTGTTGTGCCAAGGCGGCGCTGCGGCCGCCCTGTTATTTTATTGTGATTTTATCAGGCTGCCCGAAACCGCCATGCTGCGTTGCCGTCGAGGTGCTTGCAAAGGTGCTCCCGGCAGTTTTTGAACTCGTCGCCGATAAGCCCTATCCTGTTAAGGTATGTCCTCATCGCAAACTTCTCATTTTCCACCTGCGGCTTCTTGGCGCTGGCGCTCTTTTGCGTCAATGCCTGATGATTGAGCGCCAAGGCCAAAACAATGTAGCTTCTTACCTTGCCTGCGTGAAGGGTGCTGTTGAAGCCCCTGAGCTCTACCGTATGATTCCCCGTGAAAAAGCTGTGTAGGTTGAGAAAATGATATCTGCTTGAATGGTAGTGCCGGCTTGTGCTTTCCATGTAGCCTTCGTACCATAGACTTTCTATCCGGCTCATGGTTTTTGGCCTTTTGCGGTTTATTTTGCTTACCAAAACCTCATCCATCTTTTTGCAGTAGTGCATTCTCTCCGGCGCTATCTGAAGCGCTTTGTAGAAAAGGTCGTTCTTGCTCGCTATTATGTTGATAAAGTTTCGAATGCTCCTTACCGTATGGTTTGCTCCGTCAAGATGTATGTGAATCCCGCAGGAGTTGTTTGTGAACGCGCCCGCATGCCGCAATTGCCGTATCAGCTCCTGCAATGTGTCAATGTCCTCTCTGTAGGTAAATATGGGGCTGACCAGCTCAACGCTGTAGGATTTGTCTGTCGGAACCTTGCGCCCGTTTTCTTTTCTTTCGGTTTTAATGCTACCGTCGCTCATAAACTTCCAAATGCGTCCGTCCGCCGCTTTAACCTTGAAGGTGTCGTAGCTGTCGTAAGCCCGCTCTGTTGTTCCGTTTAAGAAGTCTGCGGCAACCTCCGCCGCCCTTGTGATTCCCGTAAATTCAATCTCAATGCCGAATTTTGCTGTTAACATTTTTCTTTGCTCCCTTCCCGTTTTCCTTTTTGCAGTCACATATTACCGTAGAAACACACTATTATCCAGACAAACTTTCTCATAATTTCAACAAGAATAAAGGAGCAAAATTGTGTATATTACAGCGGATTATTTATCAATCTTTCTTATCTCGTCAACTCCATAGACAACGCCTAACAAGCTGCCACAATCCCAATTTACGAATACTGTGCCGGTATCGTCAATAAAGGATACGGTGCCTTTATCTCCGGGACGCAGTTTGCTGTACGGGTCGTCCATGCGTACCAGCGCTACGCGAGTGCCCTCCTTATAATATTTGCGAAGCCGCTTTAATTTTTCGGGATGTATGTTCATCTGTTACCCTCCTTGCTCGGCAAATACGCCGCCCACTTGGGAAAAACTTCACCTTCGGACATGACAAGCACTCCGTCGGTTCTGCCTTTTTGCATTACGAAAATACAATGCCACACTCCGTCATTGTCTATCCGGCAAAGCTGCATATATTTTTCAATAAACCATCTGTCAACACACAGGTCGGTTATAAAGTTTTCGTAGTCAATTTTTCCAAGCTCAATTTCTTGTTCGATTTTGTACGGCTTGCGCTGTTTCGGAAGGTGAGGACGCATTAAATCTTCAATTCTGAAAGGGTATTTAACAAAGAAGGCGGTGGGAAGTTTATTCATCTACATCCACCGCCTTATCAATATTTTGTTTTACTCCCTTAAAAGCCGCTTGACCGGTGAGGTTTTTTAACAGCACTTTGCGGGCTTCCTTATATTCATCCCCAATAAAACCCAAGCGAAGCAGAAAGCACCTGAATGCGTATTTTTCGTTTTCCGCTTCCTTGGCAGTTGCATTGACACGCTTTAAGTTTTTCGCCAATGAAACCAAATGCGCTATAAAATGTGTATAGGCGCTGATTTCCTCCGGTGCGGGCAAGCGCATAAACCACGGGAAACTGATTTTTTCATCCGTAACAGTAATATCAAGTGTTTCAGAACCAAGAGCCTTTTGAATCAGTTTTCCTTTGTTCAGGATGATCTGCCTGAGGTTTTCAATTGCCGCATCACTGATGCCTTCCCGAGGCAATTCAATCACGAAGCTGTCCGGGATAACACATTCAAAGCCACGAGACCGCATTCCGTCAATAATTTTGTCTACACATTCTTGACCGGTGTTTTCGCCAAACAAAACTGTCCCTTGCTTGTCGATGAGATTATCTCCAACTTGATAGGAGAAGGAAGGAGGCCCGAGATACTTAGGTTTCACTTCCAGCATTTCGCCAAGTGCCTGTACCAAAGCCTTCCGTCTTTCGCCCGTAACATTAAACCTAACTTCCATATCTGTACCACCTTTCTTTTTTTGGTAGGTACATATATTACTCTAAACCTGTGATATTGCAAGAGTTATTTGTTAATTTCCCGGGCTTTTTCATAGCATATTTTCTCGCCATCACGCAGTAAATAAATACCCTCATCAAAGCCCTTAAACACCCGGAACCTTTCCACAATCACATCAACATACTTTTCGTCAAGCTCGATTGTATGGCAGACCCGTCCCGTCTGTTCACAGGCAATAAGGGTGCTTCCGCTGCCGCCGAAGGGGTCAAGCACTATGCTGTTTGACAAGCTGCTGTTAACAATCGGATATGCGACCAACGCCACGGGCTTCATAGTAGGATGGTACTTGCTCTTTGAAGGCCTATCGAAATTCCATGTTGTTCTCTGCTTGCGGTCTGCATACCACTGATGTCCCGCAGTCGGCTTCCAGCCCATAAGGATAGGTTCGTGGTTGTACTGGTAAGCGCAACGGCCGAGCACAGGCGTATTCTTTACCCAGATGCAGGTTTGATGGCAGAAAAAACCCGCCTCGGAAAAGGCGGTTCTAAAATTAACAGTCTCACGGTCTGCATGGAATACATAAATGCTCCCGCCGTCAGCAAGGTTTTCATACATACATTTAAAAGCCGAAAGCAAAAATTCGTGAAACTTTTTGCTTTCCATGTTATCATTTTTGATGGTACCGGCAGTGCCCTCATAAGCCACATTGTATGGAGGGTCGGTGACAATAAGGCTTGCCTTTTGGCCTTCCATCAGCATGGAGTAGGTTTCGGGCTTTGTGCTGTCTCCGCAGATTAGCTTGTGCCTCCCCAGAAGCCATATATCGCCCTGCCGGGATATAGGCTTTTCGGGCGGCGGCTTGTCAAAACCGTCCTCTTTTACGCCGGATACCACACTGTCCCGAAACAGTATATCAATTTCATCCGCATCAAAACCGGTGAGTGACACATCAAAACCGCTGTCATTAATATCCTTTAACAAATCTGTAAGAAGCGGTATGTCAAATTCACCTGTAATTTTATTGAGGGCCACATTCAGCGCTTTTTCCTTCTGCTCGTCAATATCAAGCACTACGCAGTCAACTTCCTTGTACCCCAATTCCAGCAAAACCTTGTACCGCTGGTGGCCTCCCACAATGTTGCCTGTACGCTTGTTCCAAATAATCGGCTCAACGTAGCCGAACTCGGTTATAGAGCGTTTCAGCTTTTCGTATTCTGGATCTCCGGGTTTCAGATTTTTGCGAGGATTGTATTTTGCGGGATTTAATTCTTTTACAGGTATTTTACGTATATCCATTTCACACCTCCAGCTTTACGGCAGTTTCGCCTGTGAAGCTCTCCCAGCGTTTTATAATCAGGTCGCAATATACTGGAGAAATCTCCATTGCATAGCATCGGCGTTCGGTTTGCTCGCAAGCAATAAGGGTAGTGCCGCATCCGGCGAACGGCTCCAAAACTATGCCGCCACGGTCGCTGTGCATCTTAATGCACCTCCAAGGCAGCTCCACCGGAAACATGGCAGGGTGTTCCTTGTTTGCACGCACCGTAGCAATCTCCCAGATGCCCGCATATCCCCATTTCTTTCGCTCCTCTTTAGTCAGACGCTTTACAAACTTATATGCATGCCCGGCAAATGCGGATACCCATTCATATTCCTGATCGTTGTATTCCTCCGTTTCCTGTCCTGCAAAGGCCGACACATACTCGTACTGCTGAACGGGCTTGTTGGTTACCAGATGATATGGCGCATTGCCGAAATTCATGCCTTGCTTTTTCCATATGCGTATCCATATGGGCCTAAAGCCATTGTCATTGAACATTCCAATGCTGTACATTTGCGTTGGTTCAATGAACTGCGTTCCGGTGGCAAATAAATCTCCGATGTTCCAGCATACAACATCTGCGTGCTTGCATATGTTCTTTATTGCAGGGCGCATGGTTTCAAACCAAGGCTCAATGCCCGCTTTCTCATATTCCTTGCCCACGCCATAGGGAGGAGATGTCACAGCACACTGCGCATGGGCTCCGTCCATAAGACGTGCAAAATCCTGCTCCGATGTAGAATCGCCGCAAAGCAGGCGGTGATTTCCCAAAATCCATATATCTCCGGGCTTGGTTCGTGTCTCGCCGGAAGCTTCAATCGTTTCTTTTTCCTTATCAACGTCAAAGTCGTCCTGCACCGCTTCCTTGGAGTAAAACTTGTTTAAAAGCGCATCCACCTCATCGGCGTCAAATCCGGTAATCGATACGTCAAAGCTGGTAGCCTCAAAGTCCGCCATAATAGCGGCCAGCTTGCTTTCGTCCCACTCACCTTGAATTTTGTTTAAAGCAAGGTTTAATGCTTTTTCCCGCTGCTCGTCTAAATCCACAACCACACAATCAATTTCCGTATGACCTAAATCAAGCAAAACCTTCAGCCGCTGGTGTCCGCCGACCACATTCCCGGTTTGTTTGTTCCAGATGACCGGTTCAACATAACCGAACTCGGAAATGGAGCGTTTCAGCTTTTCGTACTCTTTATCTCTCGGCTTTAAATCCTTGCGGGGATTGTATATAGCCGGGTTCAACTTCGCCGCCGGTATTTTCTCAATCAACAAGCGCTGTCACCTCCGTATTTATTCTTAACCACCGCGCCTTGCCGACAGAAGTCTTTCCATCACGTCGTCGTGGGGATTTGTACCTTGATAGTCGGTGGTGCAGTTTTCTTTAACTATTTGATAAATTTGGAACCATAGATTGTTTGCTTGCTTCATAAAGTTTTGGCTCATTGCCACATAGGGCGACGGTATTGCATTGCCGGTTGTGGGGTGTTTAGCCAAAAAGCCGTATTCGGAAATAGCTTCCTCGCACTGTATCCAGCGGGAAACACTCATGGCATACTGTTCAAGCATCTGCGGTGGAATATATTGAGCGCAGCCCCGTTCATGAAGCCAGCTCCAAGTCTTTTGAAAAACATCTACGGCTATGAGCTCTTTTCCGTTTTTCTGCGGCGCGGACAAATATTCCCGCGGCTCGGGCATTGTTTCTCCGTTAAGATTGGCCGTATCGGTAAATTCGATAACAGTTAGTTTACGGTGGCCGGGATTGCCTTCATTAACCTTGTCTATCAAAGCCTTTTTCTTTTGACCTGCACCGATGCGTGCGCCGCCATGTCCGTTTGCCATATGCTTCACCTGCCTTTCAAAATGTCGGGGTATATCACCCTCTTGAAACCGCGATTTCTCACGCGAAGCCCCGCGCCCGATCTTCATCGCGCAATTTGTAGGTTTTCAGACCCCCCTACCCCCAGCGGTCGCCGCTTTTTGCTGTAATGCTGCTGTGGCACGTTTTGCACAGACTCATGAGATTGTCATCATCATGCGTTCCGCCTTTGGACAGGGGAATGATATGGTGTACTTCCTCTGCCGGAGTCAACCTGTTATTCTTAAAACATTCCTCGCACAACGGATGTGCCTTTATATACCTGTCCCTTATGCATTTCCACGCCCTGCCGTAACGTTTGCGGTGCTCGGGATTGCGTTGGTATTTGTTGTATTGTTTGTCCGTCAGCTTTTGATGTTCTTCGCAGTACCTTCCGTCGGTAAGTCTCGGACATCCCGGGTAAGAGCACGGCCGCTTTGGCTTTTTTGGCATCTATCCACCTCCTTCGGAAAAAAGAAAAGCCATTACAGGATGCGCTCTCCCGCAATGGCTTGTGTTTATACTATTTCTGCAAGTATATCATAACACAACAGTCATAGTAGAAAATAGTAGAATTTACTGTACACTTTTTTGCATAATTCAAATATTACTAGATGTCAAGTCGATTTTGTCACAGGAAAGCCACCGCAGGATTTTATTCCCGCGATGACTAATCTTTTTTCTATTTTTGCAAGTATATCATAGCACAATGGACATAGTAGAAAACAGTAGAATTTACTGTACTCTTTCGGGAATAGATACAGTCGATAAAGCTTTTCTATGGATACGATATACATTATCAATGGTGTATCCCATGTCAACCGCGATTTGCTCCCATGACTTGAAGCAAAGGTATCGCAATTCCAAAAGCGTCTGGCATTCTGTGTTGTCCACAGCTTTTATTACACCTACAATTTCTCTCTTCAGATCAACAAGACAGTCAATATCTCTGTTTATATCTGCTTGCAGGTCAACAATTTTCGTCACAACTTCAGCTATTGTTGAAGTGCCATGACCGGGGTTTCGCGGCATGCCGGTGATAGTGTGAGTACATTTTGTTGCCAGTTCATTTAGTGACGCTACTTGCTCCAGCTTGGAATTGATTCGCTGGTCGAGGCGGTATGCCTGACTTAAATATTCTTTTGCTGTCATGCTGCCACCTCCGCCTTTAGTTTAGTAATAAGCATTTCAGCATCGATATTTGTAAGCAATTCAAACCAATCCGAGCGGAAAAACCTCTCCAATTCCTCTTTTGCGGATAATGCCATGCTGCTGAATGGATGCTTTGCCAGCCTTCTTAAAGCAGACCTGTAATCCCTGACTGCTTGTAGAATGATTGCATTTGCCAGATCTGTATATGCACGCTCGATGCTATATGATTGTTCACGATACATACTCCATACCTCCGTAAAAATTTAATTCACATTGAGGCATTGCTGCATTGTATTCGTGTACGCATTGCTCATATATCTTAATGCTAATTTTCAGTGTATTCTAAATCATTGCTCTTTGCGGAGGACAATACCTGATTTTTCAAGCACTGCCCGCACCTCGTCCACCGAGCGCACGACCGCAGCCACGCCTCCGGCAGAGAGGATTTTGTTAATTGTTGCCTCTTGCAGTTTTGTCGCCCTGCCTGATGGCGTTTTCACTTCAAAAGCCACAAACCGTCCGTTTACACAGGCAATGATGTCCGGCACTCCGGCTGTCCCGTATATTCCGCCATGCTCTTTCCAAGCAAAGCATCCGGGCACAGTTTTTAGATATTTAAGGATTTTGTTTGTGATATCCTTTTCTGACACATATATCTCTCCTTTAACCGTAACTATTTAAATTTTCAAAAAAGTTATGGCCTTATCCCTTGATATTACTGGGTTTGCGGCATTTCACAACCTGTAACCGTTCTGTTGTGCATGTATGTTTATATATATACACACACGCGCACACGCGTATATAGTTAATTGCTCTCGCGTATGTATATATATTTTTTTAAGTTACAAAGTAACAATAAATAAAGAAAACCAAATTTGTGTTGATATATTGCAAATTTCGGGTGTTACTTTTTATGTGACTTTTTGCTTTAAACAGGCTACATTTTGACCATGAAAGTTACTGAAAACAGCACTTATAATGGCTTTATATCTGTGATTTCAAAGCCTGAAACATCACAGCGCATCGATAACAACTCATAATTCAGCAGCCAAACCTTCCTTACATCCGAGCCCATTCTTTTTGTCACATTGCTGTCCAGATAATAATCAGAATGCCGAAGTTGTTTCTTAAACTGCGCATAGGTCAGTGT